GAGGAGTAAGCATGGACTTTGAAAAGTTAAATGTGCTTTGCGATGCTTTGAGGGTGCAAAGCAAGAATATTACTGTAAACGCAACGCTTGCGGTAAATGGTCTCACAGAAGCAAAATATGTAAATAATATGCTATTGGCGATGAATGCCATTCGAGAATTAGACAGAACAAAAGAACAAATCGTGGAAGAAATTACAGTATCGGAAAAAGAGATGGTGGAAACTCTTAAAGAAATTAGCAATGATTTTGAACTTTTATCAGAGGAACTAGATAGAGACTTAGGAAACGCAATATTGTGCGAGAAAAATGGAGCACTCTATTATATCGATGAAGTGATTAAAACTATCGAAAAGTTTGATGGATGCAGAAGAAACTTAGAAACCTTAAGAGAAAGACTTAACTTTGAGGAGGAAGAAGAAAATGACAATTAATGATTATCAGAGGGCTGCGCTTAGTACAGCTAGAACAATGCGGAGCAAAGACATGACTACCAAATTAATAAATGGAGCATTGGGCTTAACAGGCGAAAGCGGAGAAGTTGCGGATTTATTAAAAAAGCACTGCTTCCAAGGGCATAGCTTAGACAAACAACATATAGCCGAGGAATTAGGCGATATTGCATGGTACATCGCTTTCACGGCTGAGGCATTGGGGTATGACCTTGAAGAAATTCTGAAAATGAATGTTGACAAGCTCCGAAAGAGATACCCAGACGGCTTTTCTGCAGAAAGAAGCATTCACAGAGAAGAGGAACAGTAGAAAGGCGGTAAGACATGAATCAAGTGTGTTTAGTGGGTCGCTTAACTAATGACCCGGAAATTAGATACACGCAGGGGGAAAAGCCTANAATGAATCAAGTGTGCTTAGTGGGTCGCTTAACCAACGCCCCGGAAATTAGATATACACAAGGTGAAAACAGCATGGCTATTGCCAGATATACGCTTGCGGTAGACAGAAAAAGAAAAAAACAAGGAGAACCGACCGCAGATTTCATTCGTTGTGTCGCTTTTGGGAGGAATGCCGAATTCGCTGAAAAATATATGTTCAAAGGTCTGCGGTTCGGAATTACCGGAAGCATTCAGACAGGCAGTTATCAGAACAAGGACGGACAGACCGTATACACGACAGATATTATCGTGAACAGCCAAGACTTTTGCGATTCCAAGCAAGAAGGGTCCGGATTTACTGGCGGAGCAAGCTCTGATTCTGACGGCTTTATGAACATCCCGGACGGCGTAGAGGATGAAGGATTGCCGTTCGTATAGCCTGCAACTGTAAACTGATAGTTGATAGTTCAAGTGGCTGTCAACTATCGGTTTACTACCACAAATGGGGGGATAATCATGAGAAACTACAATGAATTTAAGGACTACCTAAAGCAGAGAACTGATACTTCCAATAACGACTTCCGCAGAAGATGCCTTGTGGAATGCTTGGATGACTATATGGATGAACTTTTAGACCGCAGAAACATCCACGAATCCGACAGCGAAGAGTACAGGAAGCTTGAAAAGCGTAGGGTAGAACTTAGTAAGCTGATTGAGGTTATAAGCGAGGAAAGGCGATTGGCGAAGCTATATAAAACGCTTTGATGAAAACAAAGAATAGAGGTGGAGTAAATGACGGAAATAAATCTTTACAAATGCGGTTTTTGCGGTCGTGAATATCTTACATTTGGAGGTGCAGAGTTTTGCGAGGATTCTCATAAAAAAGATGTAGAAATATCAAGTATGGTATACGATTCCGGCAACTGTAAAGGTATGCCTAGTGAAATAAGATTACAGAACAAAGAACACACGAAACTTGCAACTTATAAGATTATTGATGTTATAGAAAGGTGAAAGCAATGAAAGAACTAAAACTATATCAATGCGAGTTATGCGGAACACGATATGCCGACAAGAACGAGGCAAAAGAGTGTGAGAAATATCATGTTAAAGATTTTGAAATTGTAAATCGTGCTTATCGTGGCATGAATGAATGTGCAGATAAATTCCCTGTCAAAATATGGGTTAAGTCGAAAAACGGAGAGGAAAGGATGTACAGGCTATGACAAGACTGCCAAACTTAGAATTGCTAGTATACAAAGCTATAGAATACTTAGAGAACAATAAGGAAATTATAAAGGAGGTTAGAAAGGTAAAATCAAATGGCATAAATTTCCTCGACTTTAAAATCGAAACATTCCCCCAATTATGGGGTAGTACCAGTACAGGATTTGACACTGCAGAGGACGGAAAGGTTACTTTCGGCTGTTCTGCGATGACGACAGAATATACAACTGTTGTACACGAAGAAAGGACAGAAACCTTTGTGATTTTCTTTGGGGATAAAGTTTGCTATTCGGTTCAGAATCCTACAAAGGAGTTTTATGAGGATTTGAAAGATAGAAATATGGCGAGTTTATCAGAATCAAAGAAGAGGTATTAAATGACAAGAGAAAAAGAGTTGAAAGAACTTAAATACAGAGAGAGTATGAGCATTGTGGCGATTGGGGAAAAAATGGGTATATGGACAAAATGCGAGTGTCCTACTTGCAACAGAAGGCTTGATGCATACGATGGATTCCCATATTGCCCACGATGTGGACAGAAGTTAGATTGGGGGATTTTGCGTGACTGAGATAACAGAGAAAGACCTACAGGATGTGCCTTTAGAGGATGAGTATACCGCCATGCTTGAATCACAAGGCGAGGAAGCAACAAAAGCCTTTTATATCTGCAATGCCTTTAAATATCTGCATCGACAGAGAAGAAAAGGCGGCGTGGCGGATATAAAGAAAGCTAAATGGTGCTTAGATAAGTACCTTGAATTAATTGAATTGAATTAAAAAGAAAGGGGGAGGGTTGGCGCCGTAATATCATGATTCCCCAAAGAAAAAATGGAAAACGAACAAATAACGAACATTGAATACAGACCAAAAAAGAAGCAGAAAATTGAACTTTTCAACGACAGTTTTCAGAATTTCAAGCGGTATCAGATACCGAAAGCACAACTTGTAATTGCGGATATTCCGTACAACATCGGAACAGATTTTTACGGCTCAAATCCTGTATGGTACAAGGGCGGAGATAATAAAAATGGAGAATCCGATAAGGCGAAGAAAGCAGGATTTTACAGCGACTTTAATTTCAACATCGCCGAATACTTCCATTTCTGCAATCGGCTTTTGAAGAAGGATAATGACAAAGAAAAAGTGCCTAGAGGACGCTCTAGCAACAATCCTTGCATGATTGTTTTCTGCTCATTTGAGCAGTTACAAACTGTTATAAAATACGCTCAAAAATATGGATTTGTGAACTACATCCCAATCAGCTTTATAAAAAACTACAGCCCACAAGTATTAAAGGCAAATATGCGAGTCGTAGGGGCTACGGAGTACGCCTTAATCCTTTATAGGTCAAAGCTACCAAAGTTTAGAAATGTAGGAGCTGACGGGAAGAATCACATGGTTTTTAACTGGTTTCAGTGGGTAAGAGATGGAAAGGATGTACCAAAAATCCATCCGGCACAAAAGCCAGTCAATGTAATAAAAAAGCTTGTTGAAACATTTACCGATGAGGGGGATATAGTGATAGACCCATGCGCAGGGAGCGGAACGACATTGAGAGCTTGCAAGGAATTAAATCGGAGTTGCTACGGCTTTGAAATACATAGACCATTCTATGATAGAGCAATTAAAGAAATGCTTTAAAAAAGGGGAAGTAATGAGAAAATTAAAGGTAAATGACTTTTTCTGTGGATGCGGAGGGCTAGGGATAGCCTTCCAAGAAGCAGGATATGAGATTGTAGGTGCATGGGATTTTGATAAATTCGCTGTAGAGACATATAGGGAAAATGTTGGAGACCATGTGCAGAAGGCTGATATTAAAGAGCTGCACCAAGCAGATATTCCAAAAGCGGATGTTTGGGCTTTTGGATTTCCATGTTTTACAGGGGATTCTATGGTGCTAACCGAAAATGGCTATGCCCCTATAATCAATATAAAGCCAGGGGATAAAGTTTTGACACACAAAAACAGATACAAGACCGTTTTGAAGGCTTTATCAAATGGAAAGCATGAGATTTTTAAGATAAAAGGAATGTGCGTAGACGAAATTAGAACAACAGAAAATCACAAATTCCTTGTAAGAACAAAAAAACTATTTTGGAACAATGAGAAAAGAGTATATACAAGAAAATTCAATGCTCCGGAATGGAAAGAAGTAAAAAATCTTACAAAAGACGATTATCTTGGGGTTGCAATCAATCAAAACAGTATTATTCCAAAATGGGATGGCGTTTTATTCAAACGAAATTACAACGGAAGAGATAAGCACGTAAATGACCTATCAGAGAAAATGCAGAATGGAAAATTTTGGTGGCTAGTAGGAAGGTACTTTGCCGATGGTTGGCTTAGAGAAAAAGGAGTTGTGTTTGGGATAGGAAGAGCAAAAGCAGACTTGTTTGAGCAGGCGACAGAAGGAATATTCCATTTTACAAAATCCGAAGAGAAAACAGTGAATAAATACATTGTTTCATCAAAAGAACTTGTTGCATTTTTAAAGCAATTTGGTAAAGGTGCAATGAACAAACATTTGACAAATACAATATTAGACTTACCGCCATACCTACTCGACCATTTCTTAAAAGGATATTTTAGCGGAGATGGTTGGTATTGCGAAAGTAATGGGGTATATAAATGCGCTTCAATTAGCAGATTGCTTATTTATGGAATCGGACAATGTGTTGCTAAGTGCTATCACAGGCCTTTTGCAATCTATAAAACAGAAAATAAACCTACTCATGTTATAGAGGGGAGAACTGTGCGACAAAATGATGTTTATTCCTTAACTTTCAAAAAGGAAAACAGAAAACAAGATAAAGCTTTTTTTGAAAATGGCTATATATGGTTTCCTTTACAATCAATCGAAAAATGCGAGATAGAAGAGGTATTTGATATTGAGGTGGAAGAGGACCATTCGTTCACAGTTCAAAATACAATCGTGCATAACTGCCAGGATTTGAGCGTGGCCGGAAAGCAAAAAGGCATGATTCTAAAGTGTCAAGATTGCGGAGAAGTAGTGGAGATAAATCCGGAAGGGTATACAGGCGAAAACACTTGCCCTAAGTGCAGCGGTAAAGA